TACCTAAGAACATTAAGCAAAAAGACTTGTTTAACTCAGTCTTAAAGATGTTTAACTTATGGATGGATATAGACCCAGACAACTCGCAGAACTATATCATTGAGCCTAGAGAGGGCTTTTTAACTTCTGACAAGTTAGATATTCAATGCAAGCTAGATAAGGATAGACCGTTTAGCACTACCCCAATGGGTAAAATAAATGTGTCAGATTATGAGTTTAGTTACAAGCCTGACAAGGATTATCTAAACGAGAAATACGAGACTAAATGGCAGAGAGTTTATGGAGATAGACAAGTGATAAATAATAATCAATTTGTACAAAAGGTAGAGAAGACAAATATTATATTTAGCCCAACACCATTAAGCGCACCAGAGAATAAAGAAAGAATACTAAGTACAATAGTAGGCATTTTACGGAGGTTTAAAAACTGGTGAGCCTTGGAACCATATCCGATTCGATAGTGGATGGCCATATTTAGCCATACCAACAGTAAGAACTCAATACCCTTACGCTGGACATTTTGACGACCCTTACAACCCTACGGAAGATATTAACTTCGGATTAGTTAAAGAGGTTTTTTATGATGATAATATCCAACCTATCACAGTAACTAATAACAACCTAGTGAATAAGTATTACTCTAATATGATTCAAGAGTATACAGACAAGGATTCTAAGATAGGAACTGGTTGGTTTAATATACACCCTTCAGACTTTAAAACTTGGGACTTTAGAAAATTGTATTGGTTTGAGAATGCTTATTGGAGACTACAGAAGATATACAATTATAATCCTACAAGTTCAGACTTCACTAAATGTGATTTCCTATTCTTAACAGATGTACCAAGGTTTACGAGTGGCGGTTATGTTGTTCTAGGCTCAGATGACCCAGAAGTGCCAGCCGGATTAGGTGGAGGCTTTGAAGAAGACATACCATCTAAAGGCGGTAACAAAGCAGCCTACCAACCAGACCAAAACAACAGCGGTGAAAGAGGGGTACAAATAGAGGGTAAAGAAAACTTTATAGCAACAGACGCTTTTTATATAGAGATAAACGGAGACAGAAACCAAGTCTACGGAGGTGCAGAGAATATCAAGATACATGGAGACAGTAATATAATTGAGGCGGGTATTCATGATGTAGTGCTAATCAATACAAGCGGATTAAGAATTGAAGAATCAAATGTAACTTATATTGATGGGGTTAAAGTAGACGCATTTACAGACCATCATTCAGGATATTATAAAATAGAATCACCAGACACGGTGACAATTGAAGAGAATAAACAGATGACGAATTGGAATCGTTTAGAGATAGACGGGACTTTAATTATAGACGGAGAATTAATTTTAAAATAGATGGCTTTAATACAATTAGGAATAGCAGACGGTTCTGCAATAGGAAACCCAACAGGAACGGATTACTGGTTTTTTAATGACTCCAATAACCCAGACCCAACAGGCGAAGCTCAATTCACTAGAAGAGATTCAAGTGGGGTAGATATTGTTTATGGAACAGGGGGAAGCGTTGCGCCATCATTTAACGTTGATTTAGATAGCACTATAGTCTCAGTAAGTAGAGCCGTTGCTGGTGGACGTACTACATTTACAATCACTCACGGATTAAGTACAAAGGATGTTATAAGCCAAGTAAAGAGATTAAGCAATGAAAGGATAGTAGATTGGAGAATTGAGACGCCAACAGTAAACACAATAGAAGCAAGCCGCGCGGGAACGGTTGCAGATGGATTATTTAGAATAATTATAAAAGGATAACATGAGCAGTGAGATAAACGATATATTAAAACTTTTAGACCTTGACCAGACGGAAATTAATGCGCTGTCTGATAAAGAGGGATTGTATAATAATACTACAACGGGAAATTTAGAGTATAATGGATCTGAGATAGGTGGCAGCGGAACAGTTGAGCCTCTACCTATTATCAGTCTCTCGTCAACAGATGTAAGTTCTTCAATTATACAATCAACTCCAACCGTTTTAGATTGGGATGTTGAAACGGAAAAGGACACAGGATTTACACATAGCAATATAACAAACAATTCAAGGATTGAAGTTGATGTTGATGGTACTTATGAAATAGAAGCTAATATCAGAATTGAGTCTGCTGAACAAAGGGCGCAATTTGTTGTTCAAATTCTTATTGATGGTGTTGTGCAGTCACAGCCTTACGGGAGTAGTTATATTCGTAACTCTGGCAACTCTTCTGATTTTTGGACTTGCGTAGTTAACCCCCCACCTTTAAAACTAACAACAGGGCAATATATTGAAATTCAAGCTCAAATTGAAAGCCAAATAACAACGGCAATAAGTGGAACTTTTATAGGGACAGGCTCTAGTTTCTCAATGGTTAACCTACAAGGTACTAAAGGAGACACAGGTGCAACAGGCGCAGGTTCTAATATTATAATAGAAAAGGATGATTCAACAGTAGGGACAACAACTGATACCCTAAACTTTGAAGGAAACGTTTCAGCAACAGATGAAGGCGCTGGAAAAACGACTATAACAGTAGGCGGGGATACTTACTACTCTCAAAAATCAACAAATCTAAATGGTGGCACTGTTAACGCTGCTTTTGGGACTCCTTTAGAGTGCGTCCCTAGTTCGGGAACTTTAGAGATAACGGTAGCCGAAACGGGTGATTATATTATATTTGGTAGGATTAATATAGGGACAGATTTAAACAAGGATAATGGAGCCATAGAATTAATCTACGGAATAGATACAGGTTCCGGAGCGACAGCAGGGGCGCCACCCTACACCCAAAACCAACAAGCGAAAAAGAACAAAGCAAATGGAATTAGTGGAACATGGGGAGGCGTATCTTTAACAGCAGGTGATAGAGTGCATTTATTTTTATCCACCCTTGCAGATTCTACAACATGGACAGAGGGCGAAATTTTCATAGCAACATGGAAGTAAAAAGCTGTCATGATTGTGTTGGGAGTTGCTGCGAATTAACAGTTGACTTAACAATAGATGAATATAATGAACTGAAACAATTAGGATATAAAAACGCAATGCAAACAAAGACTGATTCTTTTATTAAAGAAAATCCACAATATGAAAAAAGAAGGGCGCATTTAGATTATATCCACAAAGATATGTTTGCGGTATTAAAAAAGAATAAAGAGGGTTCATGTGTATTATTAAATCAAGATACTAGGTTTTGTACTATTTATGAAAACAGACCAGCCCCTTGCAGAGATTATGTAATGAATAGTTTAAGATGTAAATCAATAAAAGAATGTATAAATTAGAATTAATAAAAAACGAAAATGCAGATTTAAAATATTTCTCTGCATGGCTAGAGGTTAACTATTCAGAGGTATTCAAAGGTTTTACGTCAGGACTTAAAATAATTATTTATTTTGACTCTGAACTTGATGAACTTGACAAAACAGAAATAGAGTCATATTACTCAGGTTTAACGGTAGATGATGTCGAACCCTTCACAGACTTTAATGATATAAAAACATGGCATAAATACGGTGTAAATTCATTTGATTTTATTTATGTTGGTACTGAGATTCAATCAATCGTAACGGTTTTAGGCGGTGGTGATGTTGATGCAGGTTTCCAAACTTTAAATGATGAGGAAAAAGATATTTGTTCTCAGTACTCCATAGGCTCAAAGGCGGTAAGGTTGGCTTTTTTAGGTGAAGAAAAAATGTTGCAATACTCTGAAACTATACACCAAAAAAGCAAAGAAGCCCGCGAAATGAGAATGAAAGTAATTTATTCTAAATTCTATTTAGAACTAGAGAACGCGGATAAAGACGAGATTATAACGGACATCATAAATAATAATTGTTTTACGACCTACATTGAATTCGCAAGGTATGGAAGCGTACTAAGTCAAAGTGATGGAGCTTATGATTGGCTAAAGGGCTTGAATAGTTTTGCTGGTAATGGCTTTATTGATAAAGGCTATACACCACTGACAATGACCTTAACAGAACTTAGTGATTATTGTTGTGATGTTTTATTTAACGGAAATTATACTATAAATTAATGGCTGAAGAAGTAAAAATAGTAATTGATGTTGAGGGCGGGAAAGGTGCTCAAACAGTAAAAGAGGTTAGCAAGGATTTAGAGAAGGCGGCTAAGTCAGGTGATAAAATGTCCGAATCTATCAAGAAGTCGGGAGGCGTTACCCTTGATGTAAGACAAAAGTTAAGAGACTTACAAAACCAAATGGCCGAGATTGGGGACGTAGGTTCTGCTGAGTTCCAACAGTTAGCCGCTGAAGCTGGTAAGTATAAAGACCAGATGAATAATGCCAACGCTGCGATTAAAGCAATGTCGGCAGATTTTCCTAAACTACAAGTAGGAGTCCAGGCACTTCAAGCAATGGGCGCAGCCGCTCAAACTGCTATGAGTGTCCAAGCTTTGTTGGGAACTGAGAATGAAGAGGTTACAAAGACTATTCAAAAGATGATAGCCGTACAGGGTGTTATGAATGGTTTGCAATCTGTTGCAAATTTACTATCAGATGAAAGTGCTATAGGTTTAAAGATTAGAACAATAAGAACTAATCTATTTACTAGGGCAACAGTAGCGCAAGCAGTTGCTACAGGAGAGGCCACGGTAGCGCAGAAGATAATGAATGCCGTTATGAAGGCTAATCCGATTGGGTTAATCATTACAGGGATAACGGCTTTGATTGCATTGTTTGTTGTTTTAGGTAATAGTGTTCAATCTATCGGTAAATTCTTTAGCGATTTAGGCAGGGACATAATGATTCTGTTCGGCCCTATCTTAGAGTTCTTTGGGATATTAGATGAGGGAGCAACCAACGCACTAAAGAATGAGAAAGCTTTAGAAGAGCAAAGGAAAGCAGATGCCAAAGCGATAAGCGCAAGAAACACTAAAAGACTTGCAGAGATTGAGGCAGAGCGTAAAGCATTAGAGAAAGCACACAAAGACGCTGAAGAAGATTTAAACTTTCAGATAGAGATTAACAACCTACTTGGTAAAAGTTCAAGAGCGTTAACCGAAGAGAAGCTACAAAATAACATAGACTTTGCAAGAGAGCAAGAGCGATTAATAGCCGAACAGATAGCAAGCTGGACAAAGTACTATGAAGATTTGTTTGTTTTTTCTGGTAAATCAAGAGAAGACTTTAAAGCTCAAATGAGAGGGCAGGGTATTGATTTAGATATTCTACTTCAAGAAGCTACAGACTTACAAGAGAAAGCTAATCAAAGAGTCCAGTTATCAGATGCTAAACTAATCAACTTTAGATTAAAAGGTTCTAAGAAAGTAGCAGATGCAGAAGTTAAAAATGACAAAGAATCTAAGGATAAACAAAAAGATGAGTTAGCCAAATTCTTAGCAGCCAAAGAAAAAGCAGAAAACGACTTCTTAGATTCTCAATTAAGCAAACAAGACCAAGAAGAAAACAAAGTTAGAGATAAATACTTTAGCCTAATTGAGCAAGCAATACAGTTTGGAGAAGATACTGCGATACTAGAAGAGGCTCAATTAACACAAATACAAGAGATAAGAGACAGGTTTGCAGAAGAAGCAAAAGAGAAACAAGCACAAGAAGACCAGGAGAGAAAAGAGAAAAGAGAAGAGCAAGTACAATCTGCAATTGATAGTGCTGAAAACTTGGTTAAAATAGCAGAGAGTGTTAATACAATATTCCACGGCAAAGAACTTAAACGAATAGAAGAGAAACAAAAGAGAGGCGAACAATTAACTAAGTCAGAGATTAGAAGACTACAGAAAGAAGAGAAGATACAAAAAGCATTCGCACTTGCTCAGGTTGCAATAGACACGGCCAGAGGTATATCGGCAGCGGTTGCCGCTGGTGCTGGGTTAGTATTCCCTGCCAACTTAGCCGCTATTATTTCGGGGGTTTCTGCTGTATTAGCAGGAGTAGCACAAGCATCTCAAATACTTGGCTCTGGTTCTACAATAGACACGGGTGGAGGAAGTGACGCCGCAACAATAGAAGATGCAGCCGGAGGAGCTACAGAGGCAGCACCATTAAGCACAGTTCAAGAAGGAAGTACTCTATTAAACCAACAGCCACAACAGGTAGTTGTAGTAGAAGCGATAACAGAAGGAATCAAGAGCGTAGGCGTTATTGAGGCACAGGCCACTTTTGGGTAGGTTACAGAATTAAACAAAATTAATATTATAAGATATGGAATTAATAGAATTAAACATACCAGACGGGGAGCAATTAGATTTTCAAGTAGCGTTAGTAGACCAACCAGCGATTGAAAGCGATTGGATTGCATTTGACAAGGTTAAACAAACTTTTCAGGTTGAATCAAAAGATAAAAGAATTGTAAGCGGATACGCTATGATTGCAGACTTACCAATCTTTAGAAGAGATAAACAGCGCGGAGAGTATCATGTAGTATTTAGAAAAGATGCAATTCAAAAGATAGCCTTAAACTTTATGCGTAATGGCTTAACTAAGAACACAAACTTAGACCATTCAACAGGTGCATTTCAACAAGGAGTTTATGTGTTTGAATCCTTTATGATAGACTCAGAGAGAGGTATTAAAGCACCAGATAAATTCAATCAAGAGGCAGACGGTTCTTGGTTTATCTCTATGAAAGTAGAAGACGATAAGGTTTGGAAGTCTGTATTAGATGGAACGTTTAAAGGCTTCTCAGTAGAGGGATTATTTGAAGAAAATTTTGTAAGTCAATTAGAATCCATATTTAAAAAATACTCTAAATAGGTTACAAAGTACATCTAGTATAATATTATAAACAAAAGAAATTAATAATTATGAGTTTTAAAGAAGAAGTATCAAGCCTATTCAAAAGATTCAATTTAACAGATTCACAGGTTGAAGATATTGCAAAAGCAGCAGTAACAAAAGAAGAAGTTAAAACAGAATCAAAGGTAGGATTTGATAGAGAAAAATTTGAAGACATTGCATTATTAAACGGTACAATGATTATGGTAGAGCCATCTGTTGAGGTTGGTGCTGCTGCTGTTGTAATGGATAACGAAATAGCTCAACCTTTACCTGTAGGTGAATATGAACTTCAAGACGGTAGAATTATCGTAGTTGAAGAAGCTGGTTTAATCGCCGCTGTAAATACACCAGAAGGAGAAGAGGAAGAAGTTACTGAAGAGTTATCTGAGGATGATAAAGTAAAAGAAGCAAAAAGAATTATTGAATCAATCGTAACTGAAAAAGTATTTAAAGAGGCGGTAGCTGAAGAAGTACAAAAGGTAACTGATAAATTCAGTAAGCAAGTTGAAGACTTATCTACAGCGTTATCAGATGAGAAAGCTGAAAAGGTAGACTTCATGAAAGAGGTTTTAAATCTATTTGAAAAGATAGGGGAGCAACCTAAAGAAAAACCTGCTGAGGTCAAACAGAAGAGATTCGGACAAGAGAAGCCGAAGAATTATTTTCATACAGAAATTAAAGCAAAAAATTAAATTATGGCATTTGATGTAACAGCCTTAGCGGCTTATATTGAAGACCAAGACTTCCCATTAATCGCGCAAATGCAAGCGGTTGGAGGTTTGGCAGAAAGAGCAAATATCCAAACGGGTATTAAAGGCTCTTCTAACTTACAGTTTTTATCTACTGATGTAGTGTTTCAAGCGGATGCTTGTTCTCGCACAGGAAGTGATACGACTACTTTCACACAGAGAACGATTACAGTTGGAGCTATCCAAGTAAACGAAGACTTATGTACTAAAGACCTTAACGGGTTCTGGACTCAAACAATGGTTCAAAAAGGTGCAGCAGGAGAAGAAGTAATTCCAGGAGATATCGAAAGAGTTTGGATGGAGAAGAAAATGAATGCAATGGCTAACCAGTTGACTATCTCAGATGTTCAAGGTGATTTGCTTTCGGCTACAAATAACTTATCTTACTATGACGGGCTTTTAGTTATCGTTGATGCAGATGGTACGGTTGTAGATGGTAACACTGGAGCGGTAACAGTAGCAACAGGAATTACAACTGCAAACGTTTTAGATATCCTAGACGGTATGTGGTCTTCTATCCCAGATAATATTTCAGAGGCAACAGATTTAACATTATGGATGCCGCCTTCAGTATACAAGAAATATGTTATTGCACTTAAAAACGCAAACTTATTCCACTTTAAAGGTGAAGACGGAATTGAAGTTCTTTATGGTACGTCTGTAAGAGTACAGAGTTCTGTTGGCTTCCCTGGAGTAGCAGGAACTGAAAGAATGATTCTTACAAGAGATTCAAACATCACTATCGGTATGGATGGAGACTCAGATGAAGACAACTTAGATGTATGGTATTCTAAAGATGATAGAGTAAACAAAATGAATATCACTTTCAAAAGAGGTGTTCAGTACGCATTCGGAAACGAGATTGTAGAGTTTACACTAGTACCGTAATTAATAATATTAGGGGGTGCGAGTCCCCCTTATTTAAAACTTTAAAATTATGGCAGTAGCAACATGCCCTTTAACTCAAGGGTTTTTATACGAGTGTGACGATAGCATTGGAGGTATTAAACAAGGTTCTATCTTGATAGCATCTTGGGTAAATATTACAGCTAATACAGTAGTGGCAGGAGAAGTAACAGCATTAACTCAAGAAGCTGCAACAAGCTTTTACAGATATGAGATTAAAAAGAATATTGCTGGAGCGGTTACAACTGAGAACCATGACCCATTATTGGGTACTACGTTTGAAGAAACTGTATTGAGCTTTATGATGAATAAGCTTTCAAACACTAAGAATGTAGAACTTAAATTACTTACATCTAATCCAGTAGTTATTATCTACCAAGACCAAAACGATATTTATCATATCATGGGCTTAGATAATGGAGCTGAAAAGATGGGAGGAACTAACGGTGCTCAAACAGGCGTTTTAGTTGGTGAACAAAACGGTTACCAATTAGGATTCACATCACAAGAAAAGAACTATCCTTACACTGTTGATGCAACAGTTGTATCAGGGTTAACAATAGCATAATAACAAAGGGGTCTTTATTCTTAGGAGTAAACCCCCTTTTTTGTATATTTACATTATGGAGTTAAGAGAAGAATGTATTGGTAGTATCGTAACAGCGAAAGCGGATAACGGAATGACTATCACACAGACAATAGTAAACGATAAGAAGATATTTAAATTCTATAAAGAATTAGGATTAGACGTTTTTAAATCAAAGAAAAAAAAGAGTGAATCTACAGAAGGCAACGACTAACGATAATGTAGGTTTAACGCTTGCAGAAGATACAACCATAACAAATCCGGTATACTTATTTGAATGGCAGAACGACCAAACAAAAGTAAAGTACTACGCGATTTGTCAAGATGTATCTATAGCAGGGCCAGCGAGAGATAGAAGTAATCTATTTGATATTACATTAGGAGTAGACGACCCTTTAAACTCTTCGCTTATTTTGGGAAACGTTGGTAGGTATCATTACTTTATTTATGAGCAAACCAGCACAACGAACTTAGACCCAGCTTTGTCAGACAACACTACGCCAATATCGAGAGGCACTTGTAATGTTTTTGATGATGAAGTTTCACAATATAATGCACACCAAATAACAATAACTTATACAGCACATGTCCCAACGTTATAATTATTTTCTAGGTAAGAGCGGTAAGTTAATAGACTTCGCATCTCATAAAGTTCCTGTATTCAAAGAAGAGAAGGGAAACGATTGGGTTGTATGGGGCTATGATAAGGAAGATAGAACCTGGAGAAATAGATACGGAGACTATCTTATCTGGCTTTATAATTCAAGCGCAAAGAACAACGCTATTATCAATGGTAAGAATACTTACATTGTTGGTGAAGGTTGGGGCGTTAACTATAAGACTGAAGAAAAGAAACAAGACTTAGACACTAAGCTAAAAGCACAAGGATTTATAGCGGAGTTAGAAGGATCTAAAATAACAAGAGACTTATCACTTGATAGAGTTATCTTTGGAGGGTTTGCGGCTCAGATGATACCTAATAAAAAGGGAGATTCTGGAATGGCTCACCATTTAGATTTTAGTAAAATTAGAGTTAAGAAAAAAGAGTATAACGAAGACGGAACAGTGAAGCCTAGGGTGTACGCTTATACTTGTGATTGGTCAAATAGAAAGCCACAAGATAACCCAGATTTTCAAAT